GGCGGCAAGGTGAAGTCGGGCGGCAAGATCTGTCCGGCAGGGAAAGCGTGGGCCAAGCGTACGTTTGACACCTACCCGTCTGCTTACGCAAATATGGCAGCTTCTAAGTATTGCAAAGACCCTAGCTATGCGAAGGGTAGCAAGAAGAAAAAGAAGAGTAAGTAATGGGACAGCTTAAACAGTGGCGTGACCAGCAGTGGGTTCGTATCGGCACCGATGGCAGGATCAAAGGTGAATGCGGCACGTCGAAGAACAAAAAGAACCCAGATCGCTGCTTACCTAGATCTAAGGCGCAGTCATTGAGTCAGTCTGAGCGTGCTACTACGGCGCGTAAGAAGAAAAAGGCTGGTGCTAGCGGGCAGCAGGTGGTGTCTAACACCCCCAAAGCCAAGGTTAGAATGGCAAGAGCTGGTGGTCAGATACGCGCAAACCACAGGGGTTGCGGTGCAGTAATGAATAACAGGCGCAAAAAGACCCTGTACGTATAGGAACAGACAATGGCTACATCTGGAACAACTGCATTTGATATGGACTTCACGGAGATCGCTGAAGAGGCGTGGGAGCGTGCAGGTCGTGAAATGCGTTCTGGGTATGACCTACGTACTGCCAGACGCTCTATGAATCTGATGACCATTGAGTGGCAGAACCGTGGCATCAACATGTGGACGATTGACGAAGGCACGTTGAGTCTTACGCAAGGTACTTCTGAGTACACGCTACCCGCTGACACCATAGACTTGCTAGAACAGCAGATCCGCACAGGTAGCGGTAATGTAGCTACACAGTCAGATTTAACTATAAGCCGCATCAGCGTTAGCACATATGCTTCTATACCTAACAAGTTAACCCAAGGTAGGCCGATTCAAGTATTCGTAGAACGTCTTCGAGATGCCCCTAAAATCAACGTGTGGCCGGTTCCAGATAACGACGACTACATCTTTTACTACTGGCGTATGCGGCGTATAGAAGACGCAGGGACGGGTGTGAACACCGCAGATATGAACTTCAGGTTCTTTCCTTGTCTGGTAGCGGGCCTTGCTTATTACATTGCTATGAAAGAACCAGAGCTTATGCCACGAGTTCCTATGCTGAAAGACGCTTACGAAGAGCAGTTTGGGTTGGCAGCGGGAGAAGATAGAGAGAAGACATCCGCACGCTTTGTACCCCGTATCGGTAGAGCGTAACAATGTCGAATCGTTTTGCATCAGCACAAAAAGCTATTGCCGAATGTGATATTTGCGGGTTTCAGTATAAGCTACGAGAGCTAAAGAACTTAATACGTAAAGGGCAGAACACAAACTTAAAGGCGTGTCCTTCATGCTGGAACCCAGATCAGCCGCAGCTAAAGCTGGGCGAAACTCCAGTAGATGACCCGCAGGCTATTAGAGATCCAAGACCCGACAGAAGTTTAGGGGAAGCTGGAGCCAATAGTAGTAGACAGATACAGTGGGGTTGGAACCCCGTGGGTGTGGGGGATGACCCCTATAACCTTACCCCTAACGACTTAGTAGCAACGGGTCAGGTAGGAACAGTAACAGTAACCACAACTTAGAGTCGGGATATGAAAAAAGACAGTAAGATCAAACAAGTTAAGGACGCACCTAAGCCTGATATGTCTGGTGTAAAGACCACCGGCATCAAGGTTCGTGGTACAGGCGCTGCTACAAAAGGACTTATGGCCCGTGGCCCTATGGCGTAAAGCATGAACTATACCGAGCTAAAAACAAATGTTCAGGACATCTGTGAAACTTCTTTTACGGATGACCAGCTTGCTATGTTTACAGAACAAGCGGAGCAGAAGATATACAACGCCGTGCAGATACCCGCGTTACGTAAAAACGTGACAGGTTCTATGACCGCCAGCAATGTGTATTTGTCTGTCCCTAGCGACTTTCTGTACGTTTACAGCTTGGCAGTCATAGATGGCAGCGGCACCTACACCTTCTTGTTGAACAAGGACGTTAACTTCATACGCGAAGCGTACCCTACAAGTACCGCGACTGGACTACCAAAGCACTACGCTGTCTTTAATGACGATGCGTTTATTCTTGGGCCTACTCCTGACGTTTCATACAGCACGGAGTTGCACTATGGGTACTACCCGCAGTCTATTGTTACAGCAGGCACTACGTGGCTTGGAGAAGAATTTGATTCTGCTCTGCTAAACGGCACTTTGGTAGAGGCTATACGCTTTATGAAAGGTGAACCTGACATGGTTGCGTTGTACGAAAAGATGTACATATCTGCTATGGGGCTGCTCAAGGTGTTGGGTGACGGAAAACTACGTACTGACACGTACCGCTCTGGGCAAGCTGCCCTTCCAGTCCAATAGGTAGCTGAATGTTAGTACAAGCACCGCAGATGGAAATAGGGGACGTACTCGTCACCACCACGCAAAACAAAGGGCACGACCCGGAATTTTGGGCGCAGTCTGCCGCAGATAGGATTGTGAGTGTTGGGGGTAATTGTCACCCAGCAATAGCCCAACAAGCGGAAGCATTCAAAGAAGCGGTTAGGGCTACGGCTCTGCATTACATAAAAGAAGCGATCAAAAGCGACAGAACGACGCTGATTGCCGAACTGGAACGTCAAGGCCATAAAGACATGGCAGACATAATTAGGAGTCTATAATGGCTATTACGACTGCAATGTGTACGTCTTTCAAGCAAGAGCTTCTGGAAGCTGTACATAACTTTAAGAACTCGGGCGGTAGTACGTTCAACTTAGCGTTATACACAAGCTCCGCTACTTTAGGTGCAAGCACTACAGCGTACTCAGCGACTAACGAAGCGTCAGGTACTGGGTATACAGCCAAAGGAGCGGCGTTAACTCGTGTTGACCCAACGACATCTGGAACCACAGCGTTTACCGACTTTGATGATTTGACGTTCAGCTCTAGCACAATTACTGCTAATGGCGCGTTGATCTTTAATGATTCTGCGGCAGGTGATCCATCTGTCTGTGCGTTGGCTTTTGGCGGCGACAAGACATCTACTGCTGGTGACTTTACGATTCAGTTCCCTACAGCGGATGCGTCTAACGCAATAATCCGAATCGCATAGCGAGTAATATGTGGCAGATATTACCGGTTGGGGCAGAGGCACTTGGGGTGAAGGCCCGTGGAGTGAGGCAATACCTGTTGAGGTTACGGGTGTTGAGGCAACTGGTGCCATTGGTTCGGTTACCGTTACAGCCGATGCTAATGTCCTTGTCACAGGCGTTGAAGCAACCAGTGCTGTCGGTACAGTCACAGTCACAGCAGATGCAAACGTCGATGTTACAGGTGTCGCAAGTACGGGCGCTGTTGGTACGGTTACGGTTACGGCGGACGCCAATGTTTCTGTCACAGGTGTTTCTGGCACAGGGGCAGTCGGTACAGTCACGGTCATCGAAGGAACGGGTGTCACTGTTCCTCTTACGGGCGTTTCAGGTACCGGCGCTGTTGGCACGGTCACCGCTACCGGTGGGGCAGATGTTGATGTCACTGGCGTCTCGGGCACTGCGTTTGTTGGTACAGTTACAGCAACAGGTAGTGCAGTTGTTGTCCCGACAGGTGTTTCAAGTACCGGCGCTATTGGTACAGTCACTATCGGATTGGGCCAAACTATCGTACCGACAGGTGTCGAAGGTACGGGGGCAGTAGGGGATGTAGTCGCTGCCGCAGGCGCTATAGCCGTAGTTTCTGGAGTATCCGCCACAGGTGCGGTAGGCCAAGTGAGGATTTGGAGTCTAATAGATGATTCACAGACGCCAAATTGGAGTAGTATAAATGATAGTCAGCCTCCCGGATGGTCTCCGGTCGCAGACAGTCAAAACCCTAATTGGGATGAGGTAGCTTAGATGGCAACTTACGTTAATGACCTACGCTTAAAAGAGATCACCACTGGTGATGAATCGGGCACTTGGGGCACGAGTACAAATACTAATCTTGAGTTAATTGGTGAAGCTCTAGGATACAACACCCAAGACTGCTTTAGTTCAGATGCCGATGCCACGACTACAGTAGCTGACGGTGTTTCTGACCCTGCACGGGCCATGTACTTCAAGGTTACTTCTTCAGCTACGCTTACAGCCACTAGAACCCTTACTGTTGCACCAAATACGATTTCTCGCGTCATGTTCATCGAAAACGCGACTACCGGTTCACAGAGCATTACAATTAGTCAGGGCAGCGGTGCAAATGTCACCATCTCTAATGGTCGAACTACGGTTGTGTACCTAGATGGCGCAGGCGCTGCCGCAGCAGTTGTAGATGCGCTTGCTTTGGTTGATCCGGGCGTAACAGATACTCTGGCTGAAACGCTTGTTGCTGGTAATACGTCAGGTGGTACTGGGCTTGTCATGTCTTCGGGTGATGACCTCACCCTTACCGGTGCGTCCTATAACGTAGTTTGGGACAGCTCAGACTCCGCACTTGAGTTCGCTGATAGTGCAAAAGCTATTTTTGGTGCGGGTGGAGACTTAGAAATTTTCCATAACGCCAGTAACTCCATAATTAACGATGGCGGTACAGGTAACTTACAGCTACAAACGGGTGGCGCAACAAAATTAGAAGTCACTTCTGGCGGCGTAACTGTTACAGGCGTCATGACTGGTGATGTAACGGGTGATTTGACGGGTACGGTAATAACAGCCGCCCAAGCAAACATTACAAGCGTAGGTACGCTGACTTCACTAGCTGTATCTGGCGACCTTACTGTCGATACGAATACGCTGAAGGTAGATTCTACAAACAATCGTGTAGGTGTATTAAACGCTTCACCGGCTGTATCGCTGGATGCAGGTTCCGCTACAGATGCTTTCCATGTGCCTGTAGGAACCACTGCACAACGTCCTACGGGCGCGGCAGGGCATTTCCGCTACAACACCACGCTTGAGCAGTTTGAAGGCTATACGGACGACTGGGGCCAGATTGGTGGGGGTGGCGGCGCTAATGCGTTTGCTACAGATAGTTACACAGGTGACGGGTCTACTACTGCATACGCGCTTTCTCAGGTTGTAGTGTCTGAAGATAACTTGCTTGTGTTTATCGAAGGCGTTTTCCAACAACAAGATGCCTACAGTATCGCTACTGCTGGCGGCACAACTACGCTTACGTTTAGTGCTGCTCCTGCTAACGGTAATGACATCCTGATTTATTCTGTTG